ACCATGAAGGCAAAGCAGTACGCTGCCGCAAGGAAGCATGGGTATAGGAGTGGGTTAGAGGTCAGGACAAGAGACTATCTAATTGAGCATGAGATGCCATTCAAATATGAGGAGATCAAGATTGAATGGGAAGACCTTATGTACCGCACCTATACCCCTGACTTTGTATTGAAGAACGGCATTATAATTGAGACAAAGGGAATGTTCAAAGCTGAAGATCGCCGTAAACATCTATTAATAAAGAAACAACACCCTAAGTTAGACATACGATTTGTATTTACTAACAGTCGTTCTAAGATAAGTAAGGGTGCTAAAACTAGCTATGGACAATGGTGTGAAAAAAATGGTATACAGTATCATGATCGTATCATTCCATTGGAGTGGCTGAAAGAAAAAGGCAAAGACAAACATGCAGATTTAATTAACTGCCCATACAAAAAGATAAAGAGAGGATAGCGCAGACATGAATGAAGAGAATGTATTAATAGATTTCCATCCTAATGATTATATTATCAGGCTATCCCCATTTTTAGATGAGAAGGGTAACTGGACGGGAGAGTTGATGGTAGGCACTATATCTACAGAAGATAATGTAATGAATGATAATGATCACTACCAACTTACACACCTAACTCAGATGATTTGTGCCTCTATACCTGCTATGGAAGAGAGCGCAGAAGTTCGTGATCTACTAAGTGAGATAGTAGAGGAAGCTAAGAATGAAGGTATCCTAACAGAGTTACCAGAAGAGAAAACTAAAAAGAAACCAGATATAACCAGTGTAGATAAAAATATAATCAACGTTAAGTTTCATTAAGGGGGACAATGATATGATAGTAAAAATATTTCTAACTCTTGATTTAGATGAAGATGAGTATCCTGTACCTGTAGATGGAAAGATACACGATGAAGTAGAAGACGCATTAAAAGAGTTTATATATGATGTTGACGGGATGGAAATCCAATCAATCAAAACAATAGTGGAGTAGTATGAATATGAATAACCATTTACCAACTGACTATCAATCTTTCATACACAAGTCACGTTATGCACGTTGGCTTGAGGAAGAAGGCCGTAGAGAAACGTGGTCAGAAACAGTAGGACGATACGTGACGAACCTAGTGCAACCAGCATTAGGTGATAACCCTAAACAGATAGCAGAGATTGAACGGGCTATACTAGGACTAGAAGTGATGCCTTCCATGAGAGCATTAATGACTGCTGGTCCAGCATTAGCACGTGACAATACAGCAGGTTACAATTGCTCGTACCTAGCAGTAGACGATGTTAAATCTTTTGATGAAGCTATGTTTATTTTGTTGTGTGGTACAGGTGTTGGGTTCTCAGTTGAACGTCAATCTGTGACTAAACTACCAGAAGTACCAGAGCATATGTATGATAGTGAAACTACTATTGTAGTTAAAGATAGCAAAGAAGGTTGGGCTAAAGCATTACGTCAGATGATTGCACTACTATATAGTGGTGAGATACCCAGATGGGATGTATCTAAGGTACGACCTGCAGGTGCAAAGCTAAAGACATTTGGTGGTAGAGCATCAGGTCCTATGCCTTTGATTGATCTGTTTAACTTTGTTATCAAGACATTTAAAGATGCTAAAGGACGTAAGCTATCATCACTAGAATGTCACGACATCATGTGTAAGATAGGTGAGGTAGTAGTCGTAGGTGGAGTACGCCGTAGTGCCATGATTTCATTGAGTAATTTATCAGATGATAGAATGCGACATGCTAAGTCAGGTTCATGGTGGGACAATGACCCACAGAGAGCATTAGCTAACAACTCAGTTGGGTATACAGAGAAGCCAGACAGTTTATCTTTCATGCGTGAGTGGATGGCGTTAGTTGAGTCAGGCTCAGGTGAACGTGGTATCTTCAACAGACAAGCATCTAAGAAACAAGCAGCTAAGAATGGAAGACGTGATCCTAACTATGAGTTCGGAACTAACCCATGCAGTGAGATAATATTACGGCCTAATCAATTCTGCAATCTAACAGAGGTAGTTGTAAGAGCTACTGATAGTACAGAAGACTTAGAACGTAAGGTACGTATTGCTACTATCTTAGGTACAATACAATCATCATTCACTAAGTTCCCATACCTACGTAAATCATGGCAGACTAACACAGAAGAAGAAAGACTACTTGGTGTGTCTATGACAGGTATTATGGACAACCCATTAACAACAAAGTCAAACAAAGGATTGGAGAAAACCCTTGAGCACCTCAAACAAATCGCCGTTACTACTAACGCTAAGTGGGCTGAACGCCTTGACATCCCTATCAGTACTGCTATCAGCTGCGTTAAACCAAGCGGTACTGTCAGCCAATTGGTTGACTCTAGCAGTGGGATTCACGCTCGTCACTCAGCCTATTATATTCGCACTGTACGTGGAGACAACAAAGACCCGCTGACACAGTTCATGATGGATCAAGGTATACCTAATGAGCCAGACGTAATGAAACCTGACCAGACTACTGTGTTCAGCTTCCCTATGAAAGCTCCAGAGGGTGCAACAGTTACCGCTGACATGTCTGCTATAGAACAACTAGAGATGTGGTTAGCCTATCAGAGATCATGGTGTGAACATAAACCATCTGTTACTATTAACGTAAAGAATAACGAATGGTTTGAGGTAGGTGCATTTGTGTACAAACATTTCGATGAGATGTCAGGTGTGTCATTCTTACCATTCAATGAACACACGTATCAGCAAGCACCTTACCAAGATGTCAATGAGAAAAAATATTTAGAGTTACTAGGGTCTATGCCATCATCTATTGATTGGAGTGGACTATCAGAGTATGAACAGGAAGACAACACAGCAGGTAGCCAGACACTAGCATGTAGTGGCGATAGCTGTGAGATAGTTGACCTAGTATAATGTTTGTGATAATATCAAGAGACAATTGTAGCTTCTGTAGTATGGCAAAAGATTTAATATATCTTTACAACCAGAACTATAGAGAGTATAATGTGGAATCAGGCAGTTCGAAATGGATACTGTCTTTATTAAAGAAGGCAGGGTACAAAACTGTACCGCAAATATATGCTCCCGATGGCTCGTACATCGGGGGTTATGAATCACTACTAACCTATATGAAGGAGAATAACTATGGCTAAAGTAACAATAGATGAGGTTGAATATGAATCAGATGATTTTACAGATACTCAGAAGAATCTTCTACAAGAGATCACAATCAATAACAACATACAGTCAAGTAAAAACTACGAGATACACTGTCTCAAGTTCACTAATGAAACACTGGTGGCTAAACTAAAGGAAGAGTTAGACACACCAGAAGCTGAAGAACCTAAGAAGGAATAACATAGGATAGTCCTTATGATTAAACGCACAAGAGAATCACGTGGTCTGGGTAAGTATGACGCACCATTAAAGCTACAGCATCAGATGGGATACAGTAGTTTTAAACGTGGCAGTAATAAAAACCCATTCAGTGAAGATACTATGCAGTATCGTGAGTGGAATAGAGGGTATAGTAAAGCCTTCTATGACAATTTAAAACGGGTAACTACGGATGAACTTAGAACAAGAAGCCGAGCAATTTATGAAGGAGAAATACAACATGGTAGAGTTTAACGTGTACCAGACCACAGCATCTGATACTGCCATATATGAGGATCAATATAAAATCTTATACCCTGCTCTTGGTTTAGCAGGTGAAGCAGGTGAGATTGCAAATAAGGTGAAGAAACTAATACGTGATGGTCCAGCTAAGAGGCCAGAAGATTGGCGTGAACAAATATCTGATGAGCTAGGGGATGTGTTATGGTACTGTGCGGCACTAGCTACTGATCTTAATCTGACATTGGGTAAGGTTGCAGGTGATAACATAAACAAACTTGCTGCACGTAAAGAAGCTGGCACTATAGGTGGTAGCGGAGACAAACGATAGACAAAAAAGAAGGGGCTTAATTGCCCCTTTTTCTTATTAGTTATATTCAGTCTCTGCAAACTCTATCAGAATCCTTATGTGATTAGCATTTGTGAGATCAAATGGTTCATCCATATTTTCTTTAAACAGAAGCATGCCATACTTTCTATCTACTTTAGGTATACGAGAAAGTTCATCTATTGCTGTAGCTACAGGCGATGATGTTCCTTTTAGCTTATAATCAGTTCTCAACTTACGAGTAAAGTCTGTTACAAGCTTTCTAGCTTTTGTGTACTCGTCTTTTTTATTGTCTGTAGTAGATTGCGACATCTCTTTTGCTAAGTCAACCATGACAGGCAAGGTTAAACTTATGTATTCATTTTCTCTCCTACGTTCAGAGGCCACACGTGACTTACTTCCTAACTCATATGTAGGATCACCGAACCCTATCTCTATAAGATAATCTGTCACATCACTATCTCTTTCTCTAACAGTTAAACCTGCAAATAGTTTGAGTGCAGCATTAGGTCTTTGCATAGGCCCTTTATCTATAGTCATTCTAGTAGGTAAGGCTTCTTCTGTAGAAGGTGCTCTTATACCCCTGCCACCAATGGATCGATGAAACTCTTTAGAGAAGTTACCTTCCAGAGAAGGGTCTAAAGCACTATCTTTGTACTCGTTTGTGCGATCACCCGTTACACGTTGCGCTTCAGACAACTGGAATATAGGGGTCAAGAATGTGTTTACATACTGTCCTACTAACCTACCAATTGTTTTCTCACGCCTAGCCTCATCTACATCATCTGATGCACCAGATATTATACTTCCTATCTCCTGTAAGAATACATTACCTGTACCTGTTCTTGCACTTGAACCTAACCACGTTTCCGTTATGTCATTTATGCTCATACCATTCCATACATCTGTAGTGTCGTTACCACCTGTATATTCAGATCGTTTTACAAACTCAGCTAACCATGATATTTGTCTTAGTGGATACTGTGCAGTTATGTCTACTTGTTTGCCATCCCAATCCATACTAGTATAATCAGACGATACCCCATCCATAGTTCTGTATTGATACATGGCTGTTATAGCACCTAATCCTACCAGATTTCTAGATATATCTTGTCTATCTCTAGCAACAAAACCACCTGCTCTTGAATCTTTTGATATTGCTTTACGCATAGCTAGTATTGCACCACCGCCTGTATATTGTGCCATTGTTTCAAATGCTTTAAACATAAACCTTGGAAATGGTACAATGACTGTAAGGCCAGACTTAGTTATAAGCCTAGACATAGTTTTAAATGGTATAAAGTCAGGTTCACTAGCATAAGTTACATCTAAAGCTTTCTTAACAGAATCATCAAGCATAGACACAAAAGAAGGTGCACCCTTTGGGCGTAGATCAGAGGCATCGTTTAATAAATCTTGTATACGACCTGAGTTTAATGTGTCTTGTAAATCTATATTGTAGTTAGCTTTAGTTAATCTCTGTAGTTCTGAATAAAATGTAGCACGTCTAATCATATGGTCTTGCCATAGGTTTGGTTTATTTAAAAATGCAACACCATCTTCTATCTTTCCAGCTATAGCATCTAAACCTTTACCAACTTTAGTTACAGCACTTCCCCTGCCTGTAAGTTGTTGTATCTCACCTATATTATTAAACATCCTAGACATCTGATCTGTCAACTCTGGTCTGTCTAATATATAATCAGTAAATTGTTTAGCTGTGTTTTGATCCCCTAGTATGTACCGCATGTTACGGAAACTACCAGACCATGTACCATCAAGCACAAGTGGGTTGATATTTTTTACAGCACCCACAACACCACCAAATCTATCTCCTTCTTGTACACCTTTGGCATACGTAATCATAGCGGTATCCATCACGTCACCAAGGGATTCCATAGGTGATCTAATTAAACCTGATTGAAGGTTACGTGCAGCTGTAGCTAAAGAAGAAACCATTAAACCTCTACGTATATTCTCACCACGTAGTACTGTGTTTGTCCAGAACTTAGCTATAGCTTTTTGTGATGCGTTCTTGGCGGCTTCAGCCTGTTGCTCTTTTACAGATGTAGGTTTAATCCTTTTTAACTGGCCTATTTTACCTAGTAACCTACCAGCTTGTGATCCAGAACCTACTACACCTAACATATACTCTTCAAAAGACATACCATGTTTATTAATAACCTTTAGCAACTCTTCAGATGCCAACAACTCTTTATTTAAAGTTAGATCAAATAACCTGTCAACTAAACGTTCATCCTTTTTAACTTTCAATGCATCGGGATGTAACTTTTGTAGGTCAGCAACAACTCCTACTAGCGCATCTAGCTTATTAGGATTAAGTATAGGTATAGCTAAGTCATCTTCATTAATAGCTAGGTCATCTAAACCTAACTTCATATCGTCTGAACCTACATACTTATCATCATAGTAATAGTCTGTTACTTTTTGTTTACCTGTTTGTCTAACTAACACAGGATCGACTTTCAAATGTCCATTTTTTTGCACTGTAGATATAACAACATTAGTACGTTCCTCAAACTCACGTATTAATTTATCACGTAAGTCTTTGTTTTTGTTTGCTTTAATCTTATTTGCTTTAAGGATACCTTCTGCAATATCACTCTCATTAGTCATAGCTTGTTGAACACGGTTATAGTCTTTACCACCACCAGCTTTTTTCCACACAACATTGACTGACTTTGTTACAGCTTTAGTTAGTGGTATAGCAGTTAATGCATCTAAACTAGCAACGAACGCAGCTTTTGCTGCACCTTTGTAGTCATCGACCTTTAAAGCTTCTTGAACATCTGCATAATGTTTAGGCATGTTAGCAAGTATAGTAACGGGATTTAAAAGCTCGTCCGTTGACACTATAGCATTAATTTCTGGCATAGTTAAGTCACTATCTAGTAACTGTTCTGTTAATCCACTAGTTATAGCATTACGACTGTTCAGAAACCCAATTAATTTATCCCTAGCTTTTTCACTAAACATAAACTCATCTGCTTGATTAAGTGTTTCTATCTCTGCGTCTTGAAATATAATACTGTCAGGTACTTTTTCTTTAAAAGAAGCTAGTGCCTCATCTTCAGATTGACCCATAGCAAGGTAAGGAGCAAGTGCTAATTTCTTTATGCGCTCTTGTTCTTCAGAAAAACTTTTAGTTCGTATACTAATTGTTTCTTCATCAAATGAAACATTTTCTCTACGGCTTCTTTCAGATTCAAATCTTTTTTGTATACGCTCGTCTATAGTAACTTTTTCTTCTACGTCTTTTTCTAGTACACTATTACTTTCTGCAATAGTGGGTGCTGTAGAAACTGTAGTATCCTCTATGATCTGCGTATCTGTAACTACATCATCTTCGTCGTAATCAGGCATAATCATTTCACCCGGTACTATAGGTGCAATAACTTTTTCTTCTTCCGATTGTGTAGTAGGCTCTTCATTTTTTTCTGGTACAAAGATTGGTGTTTCATCATCATCTTCGTACTCAGGCATTAAAAAATTATTATCCATTTAACCACCTAGTTCAATAATACCTGCGTCTAAAAACATGTCATGTTTAGAACTATAATTCTGTAATCCAGTGTATACTTTTATGCGTGTTACAGTTGCACCTTGTTCATCTACTTCATTTACAATGATAACATCACCTGCGCTATATGCACCTTGCGTAGCTTTATCATTAACAGTTGCTATATCAATGGGACTATAGTTAGTTATAGGGTAAACCATTTTATTATTCGGTAGTCTATCTGGGGTTACAGTAGCACCTATAATTTTTTTAGCCTCTAAAGAACTAGATAAGTTACCATTAGCTATACGTCTTCCATACTGACGTAGCTCTTTATTAGCAGCAACTGTCATTTGTCTTACCTGATTATCCATCATAGTATCTATAGGCGCATTTGTACTAGCATTAAAATTTATACCATAAAGTTCTTTAGCTGCGGTCAACTCTGCAATATTGTATTCCGCAGTCCTGCCTGTTATACCACCTACAACAGTACCCTCTACAGTAACATCAAATTTCATTTTTGTTAATGCTGTTTTTCTTGCAGCGTTTAAGTTACTAGTAATAGTACCTTCAGAAAATGCACGACCAGTATCTTTTTCACCAGCTTTTTCTTTTATCTTGGTCAATATTTCAGCAGCCCTAGATTCATATCTTGCTTTTTCTTCTGGCTTAGTTGCGTTCATACCCTTCTGTACTGCAACAGCATACGCACCATCTAAACTAGCTTGCACTTTATCTTTTAAATCTGGATTAAGTAACTCTTGCAATGCGCCCCTATCAAAACCATACACAGCTTTATCTGTTTGTTCAGAGGTTGTCATTTCACCAGTAGTTATATCTGCTACATCAGCACCATCAACCACTTCACCTACTTCAGATAAAGAATCTACTACACCATAAATTTCATTTATGTCTTTGCCTTGATCACGTGCTAATGTACCATACCTAGTAGCTTCTTGTATAGCAAATTTACCTTGACCTGCAATACTGGAAATAGCATCATCTCCATATCCAAGAAACTTTAATGCTTCAACAGCTTCATCTGCAATTTTTTGTTCTGCTTCCCTTTCAGCATTTTTAGTTAACCTCTGACGTGTAGCAACCATAGTTTCATCGTCTGCTAACTTGTTTATACGATCTCGTTCATCATCTAAATCTTCAGTAAGTTTTTTTGCGAAACCAGCACCAAATGCTTGTAAGTTAAATGCCATTATACTCTCCTTGCCATAAGTCCACTAGGCTGTGGCTCTTCATCAACTGTATCTTCTATAGGCATATCAGGTTCTTCATCAACTTTAATATTGTCTATTGCTTTAGGTAATCTTTCACGCATCTTCTTCATGGCTATTGCAATCTTAGACTCACTAATCTTGTCTTCATCGATAGCTTTTTCAGTACCTAGTGTATACTCAATACCAGCTTCATCACCTATAAATGCAAGCATCTCAATAATTACAGGCATGGCTAATATACCTACATCAATTGTGTGTAGTCCCTGCATCACTGCCGTTGACTGCATAGAGTCTGCCATAGTTGTTAATGGTATACCTAATTCCATACTATCTAATAGTGCATCGTACACATCTTCTGATGTAAGTCTTGGTATGTAAAACTCAAGTGCTTCTTCTACAGTTGTATACTGCGGTGGGTTTTGCCAAGGTCTACCGCCAACTTCAGCGGTCATGCCTTGTCCGGGAATAGGGTAGCTAAAAGAGGGAGAAGGTTTATCGACCATTGGTAAGTTGCTTTCTCTTTTTACGGATAGAAGTTACGTAGTCTCGCACTCTATCGATTGGTTCATTTGATTTTTCTTTAGGTTCAGCTTCACGTTTACGAGATAGAAGACCCATACCCATAGAAGCTTTCTTAGGCATCTCTTCAAGATCAGTATCTGCAATGTTTAAATTTGAGTATGCTGTAACCGCTGGATTAATATTCATTGTTTTATTCCTTTATCCTAAGATTGCACCTATGCCCTTACCAAGTAAGGTATCTCCACCGATAGGTGATGTAAACATTGTAGCTACTAAACCGCCCCATGCAGATGCAGAGTTATAGTCAGCTTGTAGTGCGGCAATATCTGCCTTAGCATCTATCTGTAACTTAATAGAAGCTAGATCAACAATACGCTGTCTTTCATTCTCAGCACTGTTCCATGCCCACTCCATACTGTCAGAGTAGTACGACCACAAATCATTGTATGCAGTATTAGATATGTCAAGTACATTCTGTGCATTAAGTTCATTAGCACGATTAATTGCTTCAGTATCTGCAGTAGCAACTTGTCTACGCCACTGTGCATTATTCTGATCAATGACTAATCTATTCTGTGCATTAAACTGATCACGTTGGTTCATCATCTCTGCAGCAAATCTATTCTGTGCGTTAAGCTCACCTGCATTAAACTGGTTCTGTGCATTAGTTTGTGCAGTATTAAACTGTGATGTCTGTGCAGTTAAGTTAGCAAAGAATTGATCTGTTTGATTTTGGCTTGATGCATTAAACTGTGCCGCCGCATTAGTTGCTGCTTGATCTGTAAACAAAGACTGTACTTGTTGTTGTGATTTAAACATTTCAGTTTGTTGTTGGTTACTCAGGTTAGTCAAGTCCATTTGCATAAACGCTTGTGCATTCATAACTGCCGCTTGCTGACGATTACTTAGGTTAGCCATGTCTAGGTTAGACAATGCCGCCGCTTCTGCCATTGTTAATGCTTGTCTATTAGATAGGTTAGCTATATTAACAGTGTTAGCATTACGACTATTCTCCAAAGCAACCTGTTGTTCAGCCGTGAAGTTCATATTAGCTACGTCACTAATCTTACTTGCATTCATTACACGTGATTGGAATGCTTGATCGAACTCTTGACCTATGAATGTTGCACGTTGTTGTGCCGCAAGCATAGCACGTTGTTGTCTGTTTGACAAGTTCTGTGTTTCAAAGGATGCTTGTGTCTGTGCATCAGCCATTGCGATAGGTAATGCTGACTCCATAGCGGCCTGTACAATGGCTTGACCTGCCATACTACTAGCACCTAAGCCACGTGCCGCCATAGTCGCTGTAGCAGTCCTCATAGCCCCTGCAGCCCATGCTGGTGTAGCTCCACCCTCAAAGTTTGCCATTAACGTGTCAAGTTGCCCTGCCACAGTAGCTTTCTGAGATGGTGATGCAGTAGCCGCTTGTACTTCTTCTGTAAACTTAGCCGCAGTTTCAGCATTAGCTACACCACTTATAAGTTCACCACTCTCGATCTTACGCTGTACTGGGTTCTCCATTAATATGGATGTACCTTGTGCCGCATCTAACTCACTTACACTAGTTGCAGTAGCAGTCTTAGCATCTACGATAGCTTGTGGATTAACTGTACCTGTAGCCGCTTGTGTTTGTGCTAATGTTTCTGCAACCTTATCTGACGATGTAGCCGCAGTCATAGTAGCCGCATCTGTAGGTGCAACAGCACCAGCTTGTGCAACAGTAGCTGTAGTTACAGGAGTAGATATATTACCTTCAACCTGCCCACTACGAGGATCAACTATCTGATCACTAGTTATCTGTGTACCTACTGGTTGTACTGTAGCACCATAGGCTAGTGATGGATCAATAGCTCTATTAGCAATTAACTCAGATACAGATTGACCTTCATATGCACCTGTCTGTGGTACACCACCTACTGAAGTACTGGGGTTTGTTACAGTATTTTGTAAAGCCATTGTATCGCTGGGGCCGGGACCTCTACTCAGTGCCTCATTAATCGCCTGTTGTTGAGCAGGTGGTTTAACTGCTCTATTTGCATTTAAACCTCTAGCCTCATCATACGTATAAGGCCCATATGAAGAAGGCTCAGGCATCATTTTAATTCCTCCACCATCTGTGGTTGGTTGATCACCAATCATTCCAGCACCACGTGGGGGTGTTGTAGGATCAGCCACTCCACCTGATAATGTATCTGGAGTAACTAAACCAAAACTAATAGGTGTGTACTCACCTGTTTCTTTATTATAATTATAATCTTGCCGTCCAGCAAAAGTAGAACCAGTAGCTGATGTAGTTACACCACCAACAGCGTAGCTAGGTTTCTTTACCATACCACCCTTAGCCATTTCCATAGCTTTGTTTTGATACATATTCATCTTACTCATTTTATCAGGGTTCTGATTTAAGTAATCATTAAAGCCACTCATATCACCTTGATAACCTAAGTTACCTGCAATGCGTTGCATAGCCTGTGGTTTAAATCCTTTGAACTGCATCATTCTATTTTCCTTATGTTGTCATGTGACAAAGTATACTGTCTCTTATTATTTGTGTCAAGCACTAACTTAATCTGCTAATGGATTATCTAATGCACGTTGTAATTTAGATACTAATCTATCTTCTAACTCTTTCATTGCTGAAGACTGTGACACTCTTACACGTTCTCGTTGATTCTCAAACCTTACTTCAGCGTCATCTATCATAGTACGTACTTTGTCTTCATTGTCACGTACCATGTCCTCAATACGATCTGTCTGTTGTTCTATTCTTAACAGATCATCTTTCAGACCATTCTTAATATCTCTAGTGTACTCTACACTTTCTTCAACCTTCTCAGATATACCTGATACCTTAGCATCCATTACATCCATCTGTTGTTGATATGCACCTA